GTGATGGTGGTAATTCTTATAAAGGAACATCGCTTCTTTATTCTTCCACAACTAGCGCAACAAACCTGACCTCAGAAAATTACATTGGCATATCTGACGCTGCTTACTCCAACGGCGCTACTGCAACGATACAGCTAGTCGGCACAGTCGATGATGCTCAATCAGGTTTAACCGCAGGTCAGTCGTACTTTGTTCAAGACAACGGTTCTATCGCACTGACACCGGATACTACGCCAGTGTTTGCGGGTACGGCTGTTTCTGCCACTAAGTTATTAATTGGCGAGAGAAATGAACTTCCGTATCAAACAGGCAACTCTGGCAAGTTCTTAACTACAAATGGAACTGTGGCATCTTGGGGAGATACTTCAGCGGGTTGGACGCTAATAACCACAGTATCAGGGACAAATGCTTTAACATTTTTATTAAGTAATGTTTTAAGTGATTCTTATTATGACTACATAGTAGAAGGAAATTTAGACACAAACTCTACATACCCTAACCCAATAGGTTTTGAGTTTATAAAAAGCGGTGGCTCATATCAAACAAGCGATTATAGGCAAGTTCACTACGGAAGCGAGTGGACAGGAAGTAGCCTATCAACCAGTTATTCTCAGTCTCAGTATTACAGTCTTTCGGGACAATATTTAACAAATGGCCCAATGTATTTAAGAATACAAATCGCAAGGCCACAGACCTCTTCGGGCGGCAATGCTTATATATATGTTCAATCACAAGTTAATGCTTTATACAGCAGTGAGCCAAGGCCTATATTATCTAACGGAGGCGTAAGTTCTTCACAAGATTATATTGGTTTACGAATAAAAGATTTTAGAAGCGGCCCTGCTACATTAACAGGCTCAATTCGTGTCTGGGGAAGGAAAACATCATGAGTATAATTAAACCTTTATACAATGCTACAGCAAACGGCAATGTAGAGTTTACAGAAGCAGAATACGAAGAATATGAAGCGAGTTTGCCGCAAGTAGAAGTTTCGTATCAAGAACATTTAGAAAGAACAGTTCGAGCAGAGCGTAACTCTAAACTAGCAGAGACTGATTGGACGCAAGTAGCAGATGCTCCAGTAAGCAAAGAGGACTGGGCTACTTATCGTGCATTGCTTAGGTCTATACCAGAGCAAGAAGGATTTCCTAACGAAGTCACTTGGCCTGTAGAACCTTAGCAGTTTAAAAAGGTAGTTAAAAAATGGAAGACCGCTTAAGCAGAGTAGAAAAGAAGATTGACACATTACAAGAAGCTATCGTGTCCTTAGCGCGTGTTGAAGAAAGACTTGTCACTGTGTTTAATAGGCAGTCACATATTGAGACTAAAGTAGACGCGATAGAAGATAAGATGGACATTTTAGCTGAACACATGGTTAGTACAAGAGTAACAGAGCGGCTAATCTGGATAGTAATTGTTGCAAGCATAGGCGCTGTTTTTACATACATAGGAAACTAGGATGACATATTTAGAACTAGTAAACAGTGTTCTACGCAGGCTGCGTGAAAACCAAGTAGACACTGTAGCTGAAACAAGCTATTCAGCTTTGATTGGCGACTTTGTTAATGACGCTAAACAGCTTGTAGAAGACTCACACAGTTGGTCTGCTTTACGTGTTTCTATTGACTTTGACACAGTTGACGGTACGTCTGTGTATCCTTTAACAAACGCAGGACAAGAAGTAGAAGTACGAGAGGCATTGAACACAACAAGCAAGACTAGGTTTACTACTAGCAACAGAACAGAGATGAACAGGTATTATAAACTAATGACACCTACTTCTGGTTCTCCTTCTAAGTTTGCTTTTACTGGTACAGACGCTAATGGCGACATTACTGTACAAGTGTATCCACAGCCAGACAACATCTACAGTTTGTTTTTTGATGCGTTTGCTAGACAGGCTGATTTAACAGCAGACGCTGATGTACTAAAAGTGCCATACAACCCTGTGTTGCAGCTTGGTTTAGCTATGGCGTTACGTGAGCGTGGTGAAACAGGTGGGCAGTCAGCAGCAGAACAGTTTGCTATAGCTGACGTATCTCTGTCAGACGCTGTAGCCTTTGATGCTAACAAGTACCAAGAAGACACTACTTACGTAGCAGTCTAAGGAATCTTAAATGGCTCAACAACTACAAAGCATTACAATTACAGCGCCCGGATTTGCAGGTATTAACACGCAAGATGCGCCGTTAGCGCAAGAGCCTAGCTTTGCTGCTGTAGCAGATAACTGTGTAATTGACAAAGAAGGTAGAGTTGCCTCTCGTAAGGGCTATGCCGTGCTTACTACTAACGGCCCTGCTGTTCTTGGTAGCTCTGACGGCATTGAGTCTATGGGTGAGTTTGTTGCTGAAGACGGAGATGTAACATTCTTATCAGCAGGTAACAACAAGATATTTAAAGGCACTACAACATTAGTAGACGCAACACCTTCGTCTTACACTATTGCTGCTAACAACTGGAAGTTTGTATCGTTCAATGACCATATGTTTATGTTTCAACGTGGTCAAGAACCGCTGCTGTACTCAGATCATGCAGGTACAGTTGAAACAATGTCTGCTCATGCACACTCTACAGGCACACCGCCACAGGGTAATGAGTGTTTAGCAGCGTTCGGTAGGTTATGGGTAGCAGATTTTACTAATGACAAGTCTACAATCTACTGGTCTGACTTGCTTAACGGTACACATTGGTCAGGAGGCTCTACAGGTTCGATAGACATTACTAAGGTGTGGCCTACAGGGTACGACACTATCGTTGCTCTAGCAGCTCACAACGGCTTCCTAGTGATCTTTGGACGCAGCTCTATTGTTATCTACTCAGGTGCAGACGATCCGGCTACTATGACGCTGAGCGATACAATTTCTAACGTAGGTTGCGTGTCACGAGACGCTGTTGTGTCTACTGGTAAAGACTTAATCTTCTTAGATGACTCAGGTGTTCGTAGTCTTGCTAGAACAATACAAGAGAAGTCAGCGCCTATTGGTGACATCTCTAAGAACGTAAACAACGATATTAAGTCACTGTTTATAGCAGAGACAGGCAACATCAGTATGCACTACTCTCCTCGTGAGGCGTTTGTGCTGCTTAATTTCCAAGAACTAGGTGTTGTCTACTGCTTTGATACACGGTTTCCGCTACAAGACGGCAGCTACAGAGCAACTACATGGTCGCACATTAACCCGCTGTGCTTTACAACTATATCAACAGAGGCGTTGTACATAGGTTCTAAGACAGGTGTAGCTAGTTACTCAGGCTTTACAGACAACACTACTGGTTACTTGCTCAGCTACTTTAGCCATCCGTTGAGCTTTGGTGACACATCTAAGCTCAAGTTCTTAAAGAAGATAAACTTAATTACGTTTGACGGTGCTGAAGCTACTGTAGTGCTTAACTGGGCTTACGACTATTCTGGTGCGTACACTAAGCAGGCTTATATCTTGCCTAAGTCTAACGTAGGTCAGTACAACATCTCAGAATTTAACACAGAGGCTGAGTATTCGTCGTCTATTGCTCTTATCAATCGTCAAAAGATTAACACTAGCGGTCAAGGAACTGTGGTAGCTGTAGGCGTAGAAACAACAGTAGAAGGTAAGACTATTGCTCTACAAGAGATAAACATACACGCATTACTAGGAAGGATTGTCTAATGAGTAATTACACTAAGATAACTAACTTTGCAGCTAAAGACGCAATGGTCAGCGGCAACCCTGCTAAAGTAATTAAAGGTACTGAAGTTGGTGCTGAGTTTGACGCTATTGCTGTTGCAGTAAACAGTAAAGCTAATCTAGCATCTCCTACGTTCACAGGCACAGTAACAGTAGCTAACTTAACAGCCACTGGTACACTTACTTTGTCTACTATTGACGGTGGAACATACTAATGACTCTTGACGAGGCTAAGCAGACATTGATGCTTGAGCTAGTCAGAGCAACACAAGGCAACTACTCAATAGAAGAGTTGTTAGAGCTTTACTATTTTATTATAGAGCCTGAAGAAGACGTTAAACCAAACCTAACAGTGCTAAAAAACAGGACATAAGTATATGAAGTATGCTAAAATCATAGGTAAGTTTGTTAAAGCTAAGTTTATGGGCGCGACTGACGAGCAGGCTACTGTTACTATTTTATTAGCTGCTTTTATCCTTATTGTGTTAGCGGTGGCTTAAATGTTAGCAATGCTAGGGTCACTCATTGGGCCAGTGTCGGACTTATTAGACAAGGCAATACCCGATAAAGACTTAAAAGAAAAACTAGCTCATGACATTGCGACTATGGCAGAGCGTCATACGAACGAGCAAGTCAAAGCACAGCTAGAGATTAACAAGGTCGAAGCTAAGCATAACAGTATGTTTGTAGCCGGATGGCGACCTGCTTGTGGATGGGTTTGTGTGTTAGGTATGGCAGGTAACTTTCTAATCATACCTTTTGTAAACATGACTTTGAATCTGTTAGAGACAGGCGTTGAAGTGCCTATGATTGACCTTGCTACAATGCTACCTGTGTTGATGGGTATGCTTGGTCTTGGCGGCTTACGCTCCTTTGAGAAGGTTAACAAAGTAGAGCGCAACACTTAGGAATTATTATGTCTGATCTAATACAGTTACCTGACGGTCTTTTTAGAGTTGCGGGTAGTCCTGTTTCTAAAGTAGCAACTGAAGCAGCAAAAACAGGAGCATCTCAACTTGGTTTATCTACTTTATTCCAAGGTCTTGGGCCTGCTTACGCTATTTACTCTGCTCTTGACGGTTTAGGCTTTTTTGATAAGAGCATGGAAGCAACACCAATGACTGCAGAAGAAGCAGCTTTGTATGCAGGGCAAGAACGCCTTAACACAGTTTTAGGCAGCACAGGAGAAGGCGCGGGTGAGTTAATACTGGATGCTATACAGCAAGCTAAAGCTGCAGGTGTAACACCAGAGCAGATAGCAGAGACGCTAAACACACGAGGCGACTTAGCATCAGAACTAATAGGTTTAACTGTAGGCAGTAACCAACCGTTTGTCAATGTACCAAGCGCTGCTGACAGAGCAGCTGCAGAAGCCTCTGTAGACCCTGTAGGAGGCTCTACAAGCTCGTTAGAGAGCGATCCAGACCTAACAGGTGATATAGACACTATTGTTGATTCAGTTGCGTCAGGAGGCTCTACAGAGACTGTAAGTGATGTTAACGAAGAA